ATCGATTCGTGGTAGTGGAGGCCGATCACAGTTTCACTATGCAACCACATGCAGCAGAATTTCCCGCGGTATATCGTGCCTTGCCAGACGACATCCGTCGCAAAGTCGTCTACGAATATCTTCCAATTGACCCTACACCCATAATCGACAGCGATGGCAAATCTCAAGGTCGTCATGTGGAACGCATGGCCAGAACTCGCAGCGCTGAAATATTTCGTGACCTTGATCCACAAGGCATTTTGACCATGAATGACGTAGATGAGTTCTGGGATCTACGGCGTCTGCCTGAAGCACTGGCCACAGTTGAACGCACAGGACGACTGTGCTGGGTACAACAGTACCGTGTGTGTTTCATTGACTGGGTTGGCAGACTCAATGGTTGGCCTGGAACCAAGATGGGGCGCATCGATCAACTGCCCGAGGACATCATGGAATTCTATTGCAGCAAAAACAAGAGCTGGGGAGCCTTTCCAGATCTCATCGAAGCTGGATGGCATCTTACCATCATGGGCGACGAGGCCAGCAAGGCACGCCAGATCTCGGCCAAGCGCGAAGGCCCTGGCTGGGAACAAAAAATTGGCAAGACCAGCGGCGAGATTTCCAGCACAGTGTTTGCCAACGGCTGGAACACCGTGGTCAAAAAATCGAAGATGCGTGCCGACAAAGTTGGCGTAGATCACATCGATCCTATGCTGGTCGACATCGCAAAAGAATTTCCTGTGCTCTGGAGTGGATCGATCACGCCCTGACATCATGGACAGCAAACAACAACGGATCCTGGCTCGACAACAACAACAGGAGCGTCGATCAACACAGGATGTGGCCTGCGTGATCCATGGCAATTTATATTCTTGGGATTATGTGGAAAAACTGTACCACATGGTCCGGACCAATCTCGCCTGTCCAATACGATTCCATGTGTTCACAGAGCATGATCGACCGGTGCCAGCCACCATGATCAAGCACATCCTGCAGGACTGGCCCGGCATAGCAGGACGCAAAAAAGCTTGGTGGTACAAGATGCAGATGTTCGATGGACAGCACATCCAAGGCCGTGTGCTGTATTTTGATCTTGACACCGTGATCGTGCGGCCCATAGACTGGATGCTGGCCCTGCCTGCAGAATACTTTTGGACGGTGAGAGATTTCCGGCATCTCTGGCGGCCCAGCTGGCGCGGCATCAACTCCAGTGTTATGCTATGGGATACTGTGAGATATCGCTGGATCTGGCAGGCTTTTTGTGAGCACAATATCGCCGCTGTCACACGACAATTCCACGGCGATCAAGACTATCTAAACTCTGTGCTCACGGATAAATATCTGCGTTTCATGCCCGAACACTTGGTCAAGAGCTGGCGCTGGCAGATCAAAGATGGCGGCATGGACATGCGCTCCAGGGTGTATCGCCGGCCCGATGCGGGTTCGGTGCTGGATCCTGACACTGCAGTGATGATCTTCCATGGCAGCCCCAAACCGCATGAAGTGCAGGATCCAGTGGTGCAAAAACTCTGGACAGCGGGTCTAGCATAAATAAACATCGTAACCGGAGATTGATGATGTCAACAAAGACAATTTCACAAAGAGGACAAGGATTTGGATCTAACCCAGTCAGCATTGTGTCCAGCATAGATGGACAGCAGGTATTTGCTGGTACTGTGCCCACCCTAGATCAACCTGTGGTGATAGGGCTCGATAGCACTCCTCAAATTTTTACCTGGACTGTGCCTATCAGCTTTGCAGGGACGCAATCATTGTCCATAGATGTCACAGGCGGAGATCTGGTGCTGACCTTCACAGGTGGCGATTTTGCACCTATGGATGGCCCCAGTACCCGAGGACCGGGAATCTACACTGTTTTATACCATCAAACTATCGGAGAAGTAACTGTGCCAGATCCTTTTGTAGATGTCGTGATAGACGGAAAACCTATGTCGCGCTCTGCGGAGCCCGATGGTCAATGGCATTGGTATATTCCAGAGGGAACAAATTTCTCTGCCACCGTGAATATAACTCAAGGTTTAGATTATCCAGAATGGCAAGAGTCCAGAAAATATCCTGAGAACGGGTGCGTGACCAATGCAGGTCAGATCTACAAAGCCCTGCAGACGGTGCCGCGCAATACTGCTATCACCGATACTGTATACTGGCAATTGCAATCCTGACACACCAAACCCCTGCTAAGCAGGGTTTTTTGTGGTTGACCAGATGTAGTTGACCAGAAATTTTCATTTACCTATAATCAAAGCGTTGTTGGAATAATATTTGCCTCCGGCAGTGATCCAGGATGGTCCATTTGGGTATAAAATCTAAATCCGAGATCATGGATTCACAGGTAAGTGCTGACTAACTTTGTGTTTCGGCGGTGGTTGACCAAAAAATACATATTTGGCTATAATAACTTTATCGTAAACAATATAGGAGCCTAGCCAATGACACAAGTCCTAATCCGTAACGGTGAATACCGTAAACAGAGCGTGAGTGGTATGACATTCACTCTGGTGCGAGATTTCCAGACTGATGCCCGAGGCGGCAATGTGGTGGTAAGTAATGATGGAATTTTCCCGGGTATGCCCGAACAAGTGCGTATCCGCGTAGATTCGATCGAGGATATTAAGATCACAGGAGAGCACCCAGTGGCCAAGCAAGACCGAGTGTTAGAGTTCAAGAAGCCTGAAGAAACCGACGAGCAAGTGATGGATCGAATCGAGAAGCGATTCACGATCCTGGACGACATGACCAAGGCAGCCATCGCTGGCGACATCCGTGCCATGATCGTGGTAGGTCCTCCAGGAGTGGGCAAGAGCTATGGGGTTGAATATCAGCTGGAGAAGGCAGGCATGTTTGACCAGATCTCTGGCAAGAAGATCAAGTATCAGGTCATAAAGGGCGCCATGACGCCGATCGGTTTGTACTGCACCTTGTACAAGAACTCTGATCCGCGTAATGTGCTGGTGTTTGACGACTGTGATTCGATCCTGCTGGATGACATCGCGCTCAACATATTAAAGGCCGCGCTGGATTCAGGAAAGAAGCGCAGGATCCACTGGAACGCAGACTCGGCCATGTTGCGCAGAGAAGGCGTGCCCGATGCATTTGATTTCAAAGGCTCGGTTATCTTTATCACCAACCTAAAGTTTGATCACCTCAAATCTAAGAAACTGCAAGACCACCTAGAAGCCCTCCAGAGTCGCTGTCACTTCCTGGATCTCACACTGGACACCACGCGCGACAAAATACTCCGTATCCGGCAGATCTTCCGCAAGGGCGATCTGTTCCAGGACTATGATTTGACGCCAGAGCAGGGCGAACAGATCGTACAATTCATGCAAGACAACCATGCCAAGCTACGCGAGATCAGTCTGCGCATGGCGCTGAAGCTCGCCGACCTGACCAAGATTGGCACCAACTGGCAAGCCCTGGCCGAAAGCACTTGCATGAGGCACGGATAGGCTTACCCGGATCGCCACCCAAGTCTAGCTCCTAGGCGATTCGTTTGACACAGGTGCCCGTAAAACGGCACCTGTTTTTTTGATATAAGTTCCAGAAAGTAGATACTAAGTATCTTTGGCACTATCTTGGTCTATGAACAAGCAAATAAAATTATCTTTTCAAGAAACTGGCGACAGTCTATTTTTTGATATCATCAATCCAGAGTTAGCTTATTGGTTTGTGCAGACTAGCCAACGACTTGGAAATCATTATTCTCTCGGAGATCAGGTTGTAGATGAAATTAAAAGATCTAACAGACCTTTCATTGATGAAGAAATAGATTATGTAAATTTGGTTAATCAACACTTAGAAAAACTTAAAATGCCAACTTTTGAATTGCCGACTGATTGGTATGATCAAAAACAATTGAACAAACTGCACAAAGATTGGGGAGAAACAAGAATAAAATGGCCAAAACTGACCGAATTATTTTATAAACTTGATCCTAGGTTATTTCAAGCCTATCAAGAGATGAATTGTCATATTCACTTTATTGAAAATTCTTTCTGCTGGATATTTCGAGATCCAACACATTGGAGAGAATCAAATCCTTTTAAAGATGTTTTTTATGAATGGCAAGCTTGCCACCTATATATCATTTATCCTGGACACGGTCGTGAAGCTTTTGAAAAATTTCGTAATATGGATACTTACGATGACATCTATAGAGATAATGTTAATTGGGATAATATCGATTCTGCTTTAGGAATAAATTTGGTTCGACCTTTCAAAATGACACCTCCAGAAGAATTTTTAGTTTGGTGCCAAGAAAAAAAACTAGTGCCGCATCGCGAATGTATTCCTTTGGCAAATTTAACTGATTGGGAAAAAAATACCACTATAGCTAGACAAATAGTCGCTAAAAATGTTACAATAAAAGACAACTGTTTTTGTCTGGAAATTATAAATTGAGACATGCCACGATTATAATACGAGATGAAGTTAATATAAAAATTGAAGGATTAGAGCTAGATGCCCGCCGTGCTCTAGTCAACCGGTTCAAATACGATGTTCCTTATGCCCGATATTTGCCCGCGGTTCGCTTGGGTCGTTGGGATGGCAAGGTATCGTTTTTCCAGTTGGGTGGATCCACTTATGTGAATCTCTTACCTGAAATCTTGCCGGTATTAGAAGAATATGACTATGATGTAGAACTCGAAGACCAACGAGATTACCGCACTACCTTTGAGTTTGTTCCTGTGGAAGAAAACACCTTCAGTGAATACAGTTGGCCCAAGAACCATCCCCAGGCAGGAGAACCGGTCACTCTCCGCGACTATCAGATCGAGATCATCAACGACTTCCTGGCTAACCCACAGTGCATACAGGAAGTGGCCACGGGTGCTGGTAAGACCGTGATGACCGCAGCCCTGAGCCACGCGGTGACCCTATATGGTCGTAGCATCGTGATCGTGCCCAACAAGAGTCTCGTCACCCAGACAGAGAAGGACTATGTGAATCTCGGGCTAGACACCGGTGTGTTCTTCGGCGATCGCAAAGAGTTCGGTCGCCAGCACACCATCTGCACCTGGCAGAGTCTGAATGTACTACTCAAAAACACTAAAAATCAATCCGCAGACATCACCATAGGCGAGTTCCTGGAAGGAGTGGTATGCGTGATAGTGGACGAAGTACACATGGCCAAGGCCGATGCATTGAAGGCCCTGCTCACTGGTGTGATGTCGCAAGTGCCGATCCGCTGGGGGTTGACAGGAACCATACCCAAGGAAGAATTCGAATCCCAGGCCTTGCTTGTAAGCATCGGACCCGTGGTGTCTAGGCTGGCTGCTGCCGAGCTACAGGATCGCGGTGTGCTGGCCCAATGCCATGTGAACATCGTGCAACTGGTAGACCATGTGGAATACTCGAACTATCAGAGCGAACTAAAATATCTCTTGGAAGAGTCTGGCAGGCTAGATACCATGGCTTCGGTGATCTCTGAAGTAAACAAAACAGGCAATACCTTGGTCTTAGTGGACCGTATCGCCGCAGGCCAAGAACTGGTAAATAGGTTCTCAAACGCAGTGTTCATATCGGGTGCAACCCGGGCAGGAGAAAGACAGGACCACTATGACTCTGTGGCGGAGACAGACGATAAGATCATCATCGCGACCTATGGTGTGGCGGCTGTTGGAATCAACATACCTAGGATCTTTAATCTCGTGCTCATCGAACCAGGAAAATCATTCGTACGGGTTATCCAAAGTATTGGACGCGGAATTCGCAAGGCAGAGGACAAAGACTTCGTGCAGATCTGGGACATAACCAGCACCTGCAGATTCGCCAAGCGCCATCTCACCAAGCGCAAAGCTTACTACCGAGAAGCACGCTATCCATTCACACATGAGAAACTGGAATGGCAGGCTTGACTTACACAGAGTATCGTGTATACTAAGCACATGCGTATACTCACACTAGAAAACCGATTCTACGATCTCGATCATCTGCCGGATGAAGTGGATGATATGAGGTTCGCAATCTTTGATAATTCAGATCCTCACAATCCCGACTATTACTATATTCCTTTGATCTTCCTGGAAAGTTTCGCTTCACCGGCATTGGTGCTCAAAATCGGTGAGCATGAGATCCGCATGCCCATGGACTGGCAAGTTCTCATCGGAGAACCGGATCTGGGCGATCTCGAAATGCTGCCTCTCACATCCATCAACGATCGCGGATTCCGGGTGTTCCAGTTCAATCCTCTCACCAGTTTCCGCCCCAGCTTCCTTGACATCGAAATCATGGATGTTTACCATGAAGTCACATGGTACGCTCCCAAGCTCAAGAACGGACAGATGTTGGCCGTGCCTCTTACCGATGATCCCCAACCAGAATGTGTGTACTTCGTGAAAGACATCAGCCGTAATTGCGAGATAGTGGACTACAACAAAGCATGGTAGCAGACAAGCTTTCTATCCGCAACGAAATGCGCGAGTTTGATGGCAAAAATCGCGAGTTCTACGATGACCTCACCGATGAGGAGCGCAAAAAATTCTCAAACTATCTCATGATACGCTGGGGATCTGCGGTGCGAGGATCTCAGGAACTGCAGGAATTTTATGTGATCGCTGTGAACGAACGATTGAACCGACACTTCTTCGCTGTGAATCGACATCCCAAACTGCAATGGCTCATGGCCACCGCAGTGAGTCCAGATCTAGGAGCGCAAGATCATGTCTGGATCGCGCCCAAAAAACGCGAAGCCGGCAGCAATGAAATCAAAAAAATGTTGCTGGACCTGTATCCCGCCATGAAAATACAGGATATAGAGACCCTGTCAGCACTGGTGGACAAGAAAGAACTCCGAGAGCATCTGCGTGAACACGGTAACCCTGACTGATACGGAATTCCGTTGCCAATACTGCGAAAAAACATTCCGCCGTGAATCCAGCCTGGCTGTGCATCTCTGCGAGCCCAAACGTCGGCATCAGGAGCGCGATGAACGAGGAGTACAGCTAGGCCTGCAGGCCTATCTCCGTTTTTACGAGATCACCCAAGGATCGGCCCGGCTCAAGACCTTTGATGATTTTGCTGCCAGCCCTTACTACAGGGCGTTCGTGAAGTTCGGAAGACACTGTGTGGCCGTCCGGGCTGTAAACACGGCACGATTCATCGACTGGGTGGTCGGACAAAACAAGAAGATCGATCATTGGTGCCGAGATTCTGTGTACACAGAATATCTCACGGAACATGTGAGATCCGAAGCTGCCACAGATGCCCTGGGCCGAGCACTGGAGACCGCCATTGACTGGGCCGAACAGACCGGCAATCCGGATCGAGATTATCTCCGTTATGGCAATGATCATGTGATATGTCATGCCGTGATGAACGGTCGTGTCACGGCCTGGACGCTGTACAACTGCTATAGTGGCACCGAATTCCTGAACCGTATAAATCCCGAACAGGTCACCATGATCTGGAGCATGATTGATGCGGATTACTGGCATCGTAGGTTCCGAAATTATCCAGCTGACACAGAATACGTGCGCGAAATGCTGCGCAAGGCAGGCTGGTGATGAGCGCTGACGTTGATATCGATCTCGCCGATCGCAATCTGCTGTTGCAGTTGATATCGCACACACCAGCCCGACAAACACACGACGGCCAGGTACGCCGCCATAACAGCGGTGTGTATGTCACAGACATACCCTATGACAGTGTGAATGAGTGTGCGGCCATCGATTATGAAACTGCAGAATCTCGAGGCTACTTCAAGATCGATCTCTTGAATATGTCGGTATATCAGCTGATCAAAGATCCAGATCATTATCAGCGGATGCTGGAGCGCGAACCCGAGTGGTCGAGGCTCTGGCAGGATGTGGCCTGGTCCAGCCAATTGGTACATGTGGGAGGTCGTGTGGATCTCCTAAAGACCATGCGTCCCGACAGCATACCTCGTATGGCAGCGTTTATTTCCGTGATCAGGCCCGGCAAGGCACATCTACAGAATCGACCATGGCCAGAAGTGTTTGCATCGGTGTGGGACGGAGATGCCAGCCGTGGTTATGTGTTCAAAAAAGCACATGCCATAGGCTACGCGGCCCTGGTAGCTCTGCACATGAACCTACTCTCCGATATGTCGGACAAGAGTGATTGATTTGCGCTTGGTTTTTTTGCGATTGATATCGGTCAGGCTGCACACCGGACCGTGGATGATTTCCAGATCTCGATTGGCAAAAGTCCTGAGATAAGGCCGGAACGGTAACCAATCTCGCCCGAGGAAGATGTTGATAGGAATGCTGCGGTTGCTTTCCCACCACCAAATCTGCGCTTGATCAATAAACTGGCGTCGGAGCCCAGGATCTTGGATGGCGCCAAAATCGTATATGGTGGTCACGGTATCGTCTCGATTCTGGATCAGGCCGATATATTCGATACCGGCATATTGGCACAAAGAGATGAACGGATATTGTTCCGAGAGTTTTGCAAAGACGTTTTCACCCATAAATATCGGTGGAGATTCCTATGTATTCGACCACGGTCTATTTATATCAGCAGATCCAAACGGTTTTATTGATAGATATCAGTGGAGCATATTTCAACGCGAGGTGGCAACCAGTGTACGCAAAAAGCCTAAAATTAAACCTGGGCGTGGACAATGTGATCCTGTTCCAGTTCCAGAATCAAGATCAAAAATCCGTGAACATATCTGGCAGCACGTTCACGTTCCGCATCATAAGCCAAAATGGCGATAACTTGCTGTTCGCCAAAGAACTGGTCAGTTTGTCAAACAGCCTAGGCCGTGCCAAGGTCACTATCACAGCGGAAGAGACCCTGCATTTCCAGGCACAGCCTGCTTCATGGAGCATAGCAGTGAGCTCAGGCAACCTTGACCAGGCAGTGCTCACTGATGATTACTCTGGAGCCCGTGGGGACATCGACATCGTGGATTCTGTGTTGCCGGCCTTCGTGGCCAGTGCCGTGCTGACCATCCCCGATCAAGCACCATCGGGCAACATCTATTACACCAGCACAGTGACCACGGATGGGTCACCTCTCACCACGTTCCAACTGGACACTGTGAACCTCACCGGCAATCTCGCTGTGCAAGGGTCTTCAGATGCCACTGCCTATACCGTGCTATGGTATGATGTGCCCTTTCAGGATCTCAAGACCGGTAACACTGTGAGCAATGTGCAATTCTCCTCTAGCACTGAACGACTGGGTATCAACGTGCAGGGATTCCATCCTTTCATACGCCTGGAGCTTGGCATAGACTCTGGCAATGTGGACCTGATACAGTATCGATGAAGATACAGAAGATCGTAGGATTCGGTGACTCCTGGATGTACGGAGATGAGTTGCTGGATCCGGTCCTGGCAGCTCAACACGCCGACGCTCACTGTTGCTGGGAGCAAAACACCTCCTATAGAGAGAGTCATTGCTTCTTGGGACTGCTGGGTCAGCACTACGATTTACCCACAGAAAATTTTGGCATCCCCGGTGGCAGCCTTGAAAGCACTGAATGGACCTATCTCTGGTGGCTGGATCATGAACCCAGGCCAGAAAACTGTCTGGTCCTGATCTTTCTCACCGAAAGCAATCGGGCCAGTTTTTACAATCCCAATCATGTGCATTACTCGAATGATCCCCCTTGGAACAAGTTCGTACACAGTACCTGGGTGCATTTTGGATCATCGGTGATCGGACCCGAATTCACCGATCTGATCAAGCATTATCTGGTGCTCACAGAATGTGCGGAATTGTGGAATCTGAGATATCATCGAGCGGTGTTGTTCTTTGACGGCCAGAGGGCTAGATCAGGTATCCCCACCCTGATGTTCAATACATTACCTCCGGTGCGTGTGATACCGGACGTTTCCAGTCTGGTTTGGCCAGATTTTGCTTGGACCATGTATTTCCGCGATTACCCCGACAATCAAAATCGAGGCCTGATCATGCCAGGCGGCCATCCGAATGAAAGAGGCCATGAAATCATCCGTGACCTGTTGATTCCTGAGACGGATCGTGTTATACTTGATGTGTGATTGATCTACTCGCCTACCTTCCTGCCAAACGCAAACAAACAGCGTCAGGCTGGATTTCAGTAAACGCGCCCTGCTGTGTACACAACGGTGAATCGGCTGATCGTCGCCAGCGCGGCGGATTGAAGATTTCAGACCAAGGCTGGAGCTGGCATTGTTTTAACTGCGGCTTCACGGCCAGTTTCGTGCAGGGCCGTACCCTCACATTCAAAGCACGCCGGCTCCTGGAGTGGATGAATGTTCCGTCTGAAGAGATCGAGCGCATAAATCTCGAAAGCCTGCGACACAGATCTGTGCAAGGCATCCTGGATGATCGGCAGCGCACGGCCAATGCTGTGCAGGCCATAAATTTTGAAGATCGTGATCTGCCCGAAGGATTCATCATCGTGGACGAGCACACCCCGGTACACTGGCAGTATCTGCAGGATAGATACATACCCCGAGACTACCCCTTGGGCATGGTAGGAGGTCGACCTGGCGATAAATGGACTCCAAGGCCGGGCGTGATCGTGCCATTTACCTATGATGGTCGCATAGTAGGACACACCACTAGATTCCTAGACGACAAGACGCCCAAGTACATACATGACATCCAACCGGGCTATGTATTTGGCACGGATCTACAACGAGCCAATTGGCAGCATGCGATCGTGGTTGAAGGTGTGTTTGATGCTCTTAGCATATCAGGATTGGCAGTTTTGCATGCCGACATATCAGATGCCCAGGTCCGATTATTGCGTAGCCTAGGACGAAAGATCACAGTAGTCCCAGACCAAGATGAGGCCGGCATGAAACTAGTGGATCGTGCTGTAGAATTAGGATGGGCTGTGAGTATGCCCGACTGGTCTGCAGCGGTCAAGGATGTGAACGACGCTGTGAAGCTATACGGTCGTTTGATAACCCTGATACATATCATGCAGGCCCGTGAGACTAGCAGGATCAAGATAGAACTAGAGAGAAAAAAACTTGCTAATAAGATCAAGCACAGAAATTAAACCAATAGAGTCCTCGTGGACTTATTATCAATCTCTGCAGTCTGATTTACTGTACTTTGTACACTACAAATGTGCCAGTAGTTTATATCGTCGCTGGTTTAGAAAGATTGGTTGGCAAAGAGTAGAATTGACACCGTCTGAAATTGATTGGGATAATTCTTATGTTTTTTCACACATCAGAGATCCGTTGATCAAACACCGTAAGGCGTTGGTAGAATTTTTTTATTATCAACAATTTGATGATATGCTAGAACTGGCGTTAAAGAATGACAGTAGATGGTTAAACATTGTTGCTGATATTACTGCATTAGACGGTCACAGTCGAACTATTAGATCAATTCTAGGTGAGAAAACCCCATTGAAAATAGACTGGATTCCCATTGACATTGATTTTGATCATAAAAAATATACATTAGATATGTTAGAAGCAAAGGGCGAAATCATTGACGAAAAAACCAAACAAGAATTGATTGACTATGGCAAGATCAACGAATCCACAGAAGAGGAAAAAAGATTGTTTGATCAATTGATAGAAATTTTACCTTCGCCAATGGTTTTAGACTATATTGATTATGACAGGTGTTTGTACACTGACATTGTGTATTCAATTTTGGAAAGACAATAAATGTTAAAAGATTATGGTATTGAAGTTCAACGCCTGTTCCTAGAAATGATGTTGGAAGATGCGCAGAGCTATGTGCGTGTGCAGAACATCTTCAATCCCGAAAACTTCGATCGAAGTCTGCGAGCAGCAGCCGAATTCATCAAGACCCACTGCGACGAACACAAGACCATGCCTGATCGTAGCCAGATCTCAGCTGCAACCGGCATAAAATTAGTGTCCGTCCCAGATCTCAATGAGGGACATTTTGATTGGTTCTTGGAAGAATTTGAGGCATTCACACGCAGACAGGAACTGGAACGTGCGATCCTTAAGTCAGCGGATCTTCTGGAGAAAGGCAATTTTGATCCTGTAGAGAAACTGATCAAGGATGCAGTGCAGATCAGTCTCACCAAAGACATGGGCACAGATTACTTCGATGATCCGCGGGCGAGGTTGCTGGCCTTGAAGTCAAACAATGGACAGAATTCCACAGGCTGGCCGGCCTTGGACAAGCTCTTGTATGGTGGATTCAATCGAGGCGAGCTGCAGATCTTTGCAGGAGGATCAGGTTCGGGCAAGAGCCTGTTCATGCAGAATCTGTCTGTGAACTGGGTGCAAGCAGGCTTGAGCGGTGTGTACATCACGCTGGAACTTTCGGAAGGTCTATGTTCATATCGCATAGACTCCATGATGACCAATACCGCCACCAAGGATATCTTTAAAGACATCGATACCGTGGAGATGAAGGTCAAGATGATGGCAAAGAAAGCTGGCAAGTTGCGCATCAAATACATGCCTGCACAATCCACAGTGAATGATATCCGAGCTTATCTCAAAGAGCTGGAAATACAGACCAAGATCAAGGCCGATTTCCTGTGTGTGGATTATCTGGACCTCCTGATGCCGGTGTCGGCCAAGGTATCGCCTAACGATCTGTTTGTCAAAGACAAGTATGTGAGTGAAGAACTGCGCAATCTGGCCAAAGAACTTAATATCTTGTTTGTCACAGCAAGCCAGTTGAACCGTGCCGCGGTGGAAGAGATCGAGTTCGATCACAGCCACATATCGGGTGGTATCTCCAAGATCAACACAGCAGATAATGTGTTTGGTATTTTCACATCTAGAGCAATGCGCGAACGCGGACGCTATCAGCTACAGCTCATGAAGACTCGTAGCAGTTCGGGAGTAGGTCAAAAGGTAGAGCTAGAATTTGACATCGAAAGCCTCAGGATCAGAGACCTCGCACAGGATGAAGGCTATCAGGAGTTTAAGAAGCGTGCTCCTTCAATCTATGAATCAATCAAGGCCAAATCAACACTGTCGGCCGATGAGTCTAATGCCACAGTGGCTGACGAGCCAGGCAAGATCACTGCAGAGATACAGTCAAACAAACTTAAACAGTTGTTGGGGCAGATCAAGCAGAGTTGAGATACTTGCCGATCTCCATGCTTTTGACATTGGTGCGATGGACCTGTAGAAACTGGCTGCCGTCTCGGCTCTTCAGCTCGCCTTGTCCCACTATCACTGATCCAGATCCATATTTGATAGGATTGTCTACGATGAGATCCACATATTCTCCCTCGCCTACTCCCAGCGTGATGAAATGGATGTATTTTTGTTTGTCGCGTCGGAACACCCTTGCATTGGCCACTATGCCCGCAAATTCAAATCTGTCAAGATAGAGATTCCTCACACCCATGCCAGGCAAGAAACCCGGCGAATTCCAGCACCCGTGTTCCTGGAACGATGCCACAGGATCTTCCGTGATCCAGTTTTCAAATCCTAGTTCTCGCAGATCCCAACCCGCACGCTTGGCTTCGTTGCGGTATACCCAACGAGCATATGAACCTTGGCAGTGCTTGAGAGCAGCACGCCAGAACTCTCGAGGGTTGTGTGCCTTTTGCCAGGCCAGGGCCCAGATCAAACGACCAAGATTCACTGCATGTGCACGGCATAAGCCAAAGCCTGCAAGACTCTGCATCTCCTGATAGATGGCATGGCGATCAGGATGATCTCCTAAACGAGCCATGAACTCCATGACCTTTTCTTCGTTGCGTTTGGCAAACGCCCGGCGATACATATCGGCCTCGTAGGCATTGACTGAGATCAATTTCATGATCTTTTCTATAGCATCATCCTCACACACGATGGCTGATTCCTGCACCGTGGTCTTGGTCCAGTCATGGAAGAATGATGCCTTTTTGCGACCTTCCACTGCCACAGGACGCACCAGGGCAGTGGCAAACACGCAGTCTTCTACTGAGGTAGGTTTGATAGCCCGGAACAGTCGGCGCATGGCCGGTGATTCGCCCTGCGTCACACCCAAGACATCTCCGCGCTGTAGCAAGTCTGCTGTGCGATCATCGGTCTTGGGATATTCATGTATCATGCGCGTAGCGTCAATCTCCATGAGCTGGCTCAGTCCGCGATTGGCCAGGATGTCTACCTTGAGATGTTCGAGATCCTCCACTTCGTTTTTGTCCAGCAAGATCAGATTGTCTGCGCGGAAAAGGCTCTGTGGCAGCTTGCGATCAAACACTATCACACCACCGCAGTGTTTTGATAGGCAGCGTTTCTTGCCCATTAACTTTTTCTCGATCCTGCTAGCTTCTTCTGGATCTACTCCCAGTTTCTCATAATC